AGCTGTTTGATGGCGACGGCCAAATGCCGATCGACAAGGACGCCATCGCACAATTTATCGGCTGGATGGGTGAGCTGACGATGACCAATCCGCTGTTTAACTGGCGGATGTACGACCCGACACCGGCTACTTGATTTTCGGCGGGTGGATTAGATACCCGACCTGCTGAAAAACCGGAGCCGTTGTTGTGGGAGCGGCGGCGGCTCCGGCCCCTTAATTTCTAGAGGAAAACGCCACATGGCCATGAAAGACCCAGACGACAGTATCGTCGCCATTTTCAAAGAACTCGCAGTCAAGGATGAAGTCGCATCGCTTGCGGCCGGTCGTCCGGTGTTCGTCGATGAAGAGATTGTCGAGTTACACTACCCAGGATCCAAGAATTGGAGTGCACACCCGGCGACCGCGTTCTCGAACTGGATTACCGATCCGTCAACTGGCGAGCAGGTCAAGATAACATACGCCGAGCGTTTTCGGCGGCAGTACCAGCAGTTCAAGGCGCATGCGGTGCAGACCAAGGTCGGCACGCCGCTGCAATACGCCACTTTCCTGACCGAGGCCCGCCGTGCCGAGTTGCGTGCGCAAAACATCTACACAGTCGAGGCGCTGGCGCACATCGATGGCCAGGAGCTGAAGAATTTGGGGCAAGGTGGTCGCGACATGAAAAATGCCGCGATGGAATACATTGCGGCAACGCAGACTGGCGCCATCAGTGCACAGCTGCAGGCCGAGCTGGAGGCGCTGCGCGCCAAGAACCAGATCATGGAAGAAGACCTCATCGCGCTGAGGGCTGCAAAAGTGCCGGGCCCGAATGATGAGTTCGACGAAATGGATCTGCAGCAACTGCGCGAGTACATCACCTCCAACACCGGACAGGCTCCGCTTGGCACGCTCAACCGCAAGAACCTGTTGCGGATGGCGCGTGACGCGGCACCGGAGAAAGCCACCGCGGCGTGAATAACTTCATGTCAGGGTTCTCGATCGGCCTCGGCGTTGGAATGTCGATCCTGATCCTTGTTAAATGGAGGTTTGGATGACGATCCTGTCGGTGGTGAAGGATGTCTGCCTCGCGGTTGGCGTTACCGTGCCGCAAAGCGTGTTCACCAACATCACCGGCAATCGCACCATGCAGGAGATGCTGTCTCTCGCCAACGAGATGGCGCAGCGCATCGCCTACGACTTCCGCGACTGGACGAAGTTCAGGAAGACGCAGACCCTCGTCGGTGATGGCATCACCACCAGCTTCAACCTGCCGGCCGATTACAAGCGCATGCTGTTGACGGGGAACGTCTGGCGATCGACTTCGGCGCAAGCTCCGATGACGTTTATTCCCGATACCGATCAATGGCTGAACCGTCGTGCGCTGGCCTGGGTCGACCAGCCGTGGGGCGAGTGGACGATGCTAGGTGGCCAGATGCTGATCGCGCCAACCATGACAGCGGGCACCACCGCCTATTTTGCTTACATGCACAAGAACTGCGTGACACTGGCGTCCGGTGGTGCCGGCGACATCTTCCAAGCCGATGGCGACAGCTTCGCGCTCGACGAGCGGCTGCTCAAGCTCGGAATGGTCTGGCAGTGGAAGGCAAATAAGGGCGGTGCCTACGCTGAGGACATGAACACCTACGCCGACGCGCTTAACTCACTCGCCGGCCGCGACCAGCCTGCTCCGATCATTGTCGGCCGCCGACCGATGGCGGCTGCTGTGCAAGCCTCTTATCCGTACCTGACACCGCAATGAGCCAGCACGCAGCATTCCGGCGTGTACCGGTCAACCAGCAGGTCGCTACCAAGCAGGAGACGCTCACGTTTCCAGCACCGACCCGTGGCTTAATCCTGAACGAGAACGAAAGCTACATGCAGCCGGGTGCGGCGCTGATTTGCGACAATTGGGCGCCGACGATGAAGGGCGCCAAGATCCGCGGCGGACACATATTGTGGGCGACGCTTCCGCTGGAGGGCGGCGTGGCTTTGCCAATCATTTCGGCCTTCAGTTACGCCACCGGCTCGACCAACCGCCGGATGTATGTCGCCAACGATAGTAAGATCTATGACGTCACCACCACGTCGCCGGTGCTGATCAAGAGCGGGCAGCTCAACGGCAACTACTCGACTTCGCAGATGGCCAACCAGAGCGGCGACTATCTGATCGCAGTCAACGATGCCGGTGATTTCCCGATCCGGTTTGACGGCACCACCTGGACAACATTGAGTGCCGGCGAGATCAACGCCAGCACGGTGACGTATCCAGGCACTGCTGTCGCGGCTGGCAAAAACCTGACGCACGTCTGCAAGTATCGTAATCGCTGGTTCTTCATCGAGCTGAACTCGATGAATGCATGGTACCTGCCGCTCAATGCCGTCCAGGGCACGCTGCTGCAGATCCCGCTGTCGGGCGCAGCCACCAAGGGCGGTAAGCTGCTGTATTGCGCGACATGGTCGATCGATGCCGGCGACGGTATTGACGACAAGCTGGTGTTCGGCACCGACCTCGGCGAGATCATCGTGTTCACTGGCTCAGATCCATCCTCGGCCGCCAACTGGCGCCAGGAAGGGCGCTACGACATGAGCCCGCCAATGGGAAAGAACGCCACGCTGTCGATCGGCGGCGATCTTCTGGTGGCCTGCGTCGACGGCATATTGCCGACCAGCGGCGCCATCACCAAGGATCGCGCGGAATTAGAATTGGCCGCGATCACGCGCCAGATCAAGCCGATGTGGCGCGATGAGGTTCTGGCCAAGCGCAACTGGGCTTGGACGATGTGTAAATGGGATACCTATGGCGGCATTTTCGTCACTTGGCCCGGAGGTGCGCCAGGGCAGCAGCGTTGCGCGGTCGTCAACGCAGCGACCGGCGCGTGGGGACGTTATACCGGCTGGGATGCGACCTGTTTCATCCGACTAAACGACGATATGTTTTTCGGCACTCAGACCGGCAAGGTGATGCAAGCCGACCGCACCGGCTACGACAATGGCTTGCCTTACACCTGCACGATCGTTGGCGGCTGGGAAGTATTTCAGTCACCCTCGCAGACGATCACCTGGAAGCAGGCGCGAGCCTCGTTCGTGGCGCGTGCCGGCGAGACCTTCGTGCCGCAACTCAGCGGCACCACCGATTACGTGGTTACGCTGCCGACGCCGCCGTTGCCGGGCACCGATCCTGGCGTGCTTGACCTTTGGGACAGTGGCCTATGGGACACTGCCCGGTGGGACACTGGCGTGGCAGTGGCGCCGGTCGTGCGCAATACCGGCTGGGTCTCGATCGGGGTTACCGGTTTTTCCCATGCGCCGATTGTCCAGGTGACGATGGCGCAGCAGTCCAAACCTGAAGTGGAGCTGGTTTCGATCGCGGGCGTGTTCGAACGCCTGGCGATAACCGTGTGAGGACGACCTGATGGCGGTCAACCCCTACGATAGCGTCGGCGCCATGGGGGGACTGTTTGCACCGGCTTGGCTCTATGGTGACGAGGTATCGAGGGCGGCGGTCGAGGCTTGGAACGCTAAGAACCGCAAGACCGCGCCGGAGCCGTTCCGCGGTAATTTCAACATGATCAATCCGGCCGCGCAGCCTGGCTCCAGGGACGCTATCGCCGTCGCGTTGATGGGTAGCGCGCTTGGCAGCGGCGACGGTGGCGTCGGCAGCACTGGTATTGGCGGCGTCACTGGCGCCAGCGACAGCCCCGGCGTCGCCTCCGGCGTCACCGGCTCGCCCTCCAGTTCGACCAGCACAGGCACGCCAGGGACACCTGGTGCACCCAGCAGCAGCACGCCTGGAGACACCGGCGTGAGCCAAGGCCCGGCCAGCCCAGCTGGCACCGTCAGCGGGCCGACCGGCCTCGGCCCGGCCACAGGCCCGCAAGGCGACACCGCCGCGGTGTCCAACGCCAATGCGCCTACTTCGATGTCGCCGCAGGGCATCGATGCCGCCATGGCTGGGTTTGCGCCGGCGATCGGCAACCCCAGCGTCAGCTCGACCGTCGGTGTGGCCCCCACTGGCGTCGACACCAGCGTCTCGCCAGGCCCGACCGGCATAGCCGGGCAGAACAGCACCGGTCCGTCCGCACCATCAGCACCATCCGCACCGACAGGTCCGACCAGCGCCAACGACGCGGTGGCGCAAGGCTTTGCAGATCTCGGCGACATCTCATCGGTCGACACCTCGCCGGCGGCGATCTCGCAGGCGATTTCGGACATGACGGCGACACTCGGCATGGTCGACGCCGCCCTGGCGGAGAGCAACACAGCACAAACACAGGCCGACCCAGGCCCGCAGGGCTTGACTGCGTCGGACATGGCGGCGGCGCCGGCCAACACCTCCTCGATTGCCGGCCCCAATACCGGCGTCACCGAAGGTATGTCGCCCGCGGCGATGGCGGCGGCTCTGGGCGATCCGGCCGCAACCAACATGGCCAACAACATGGCGACGATGTCGGAGGCCGACACGGCCGACGCCACCGCCGCGGCCAACATGGCGGCGTTCGGCTACGACGAGGCCACCAACCAGGCGGAGAACACCACGCCCTCCGACATGGCCGAGGCGGCGATGGCCCAGGCGATGGCGGAGGCGGCGCAGACCTCGCCTGTCGGTGTGATGGGCTTCTCGACACCTGGCGTTACCACCGGCTTCGCCACCATCGGCGCCCCCGTCTCCGCGCCGGTTGGCTTCCAGGGTGTGACAGGTGTCATGACCGATGTCGGCCCGGTCGGCCCGGTTGGCCCGGTGTCGGCGGTGGCGATGAGTGACACCTCCGACGACAGCGACACCGGCACGCCTGGCGCCCCCAGCAGCAGTGACGCCAGCACCGGCCCCGGCCCCGGCGAAGGCACCACCGGCACCACCGGCGAAGGCACCACCGGCACCACCGGCGAAGGCACCACCGGCACCACCAGCGCCAGCACCGCCAGCAGCACCAGCTCCAGCACAGGTGAAGGAACAACAGGCGACGACGGCGGTGGCGGCGACGACGGTGACGGAGACGGTGACGGTGACGGAGATGGCGATGGTGACGGTGACGGTGACGGTGACGGTGACGGTGATGGTGATGGTGATGGAGATGGCGGCGATGGCGGCGATGGCGGCGGGTGGTAAATGTTAGTTCGAACGACCCAAGAACCCGATGTGATGGAGGCCGAGGCGATCCGCGGCTGGCTGCAGGCGTACATCAACGAGTACTGCATCTACCGGGTTAAGCCTGGAGACCCACTGCTCAACGGCAACATCGCGCCAACCAAATACACCTGGCAGTTTTACTTGCGCCGCGGTCTCACCAACCCTGAGTTTCTGCGCGGCGTCGCCAAGCTGTTCTGGCAAAAATTCACGCCGCTCTATGAGAAGCGCAAATTCCAGATCGGCGGCATCGAGACCGGCGCGACGTCGCTGGCGGCGGTGCTGGCGGTTACCGGGCCACCTGGCTTGAACTGCTTTATGATCCGCCAGGATCCGAAGAAGTATGGCCTGCTTAATCGGTTCGAAGGCATGATCGATTACAGCCTGCCGGTGCTGCTGATTGACGATCTGTGCGGCTCGAAAAAGAGCATGCTGAAGGCGTCATGGCATTGCGCATATAACGGCCTGTCGCTGTACGATTGCGCGTTCGCGGTGGTCAACAAGTACACCGGTCGCGGCCCACATCCGAGCATGGCGAAGGCGATCGGCCCGCACTTTCGCGTTCGCACGCTGTTCGACCTGAATGATTTCGACCTCGATTACGACGTCTATGAGCGGTGGCACAAACACCCGCCGCCCGAATGGCGGCTCGATACGGTGACATACAGCGCCGGGATCGGGAGAAAGCAAGCCATGCTCGATTACGTCTACGGCCACGACGCCCTGGTCTCTAAATTTGTCGCCGATTTGATCCCGACGGTGCGCGAGCGCGGCTTCGCTAAATGCACGACCATGGGCGTGATTGACGCCACCGGCAAACTGATCGGCGGCGTCATCTATCACAATTGGGAACCAGACGCCCGCATCATCGAGATGTCGGTCGCGGCGATCCCAGGCTCCAACTGGCTTTCACGTGAAACAGTCCGGCGGATGTACAGCTACCCGTTCCACGAGCTCGATTGCCAGATGGTGGTCAACCGAATGGACATCGACAACGAGCGGCTGCTGTCGCAGTGCGCGCGGCTTGGCTACGACTTCATCAAGTTTCCGCGCATGCTCGGTCCCGACCATGACGGTGTCATCGGGCAGCTGACGCGCGAAGCCTGGGAAGCCAACAAGTTTAACCAGCGGTGGCATCACCATGTGCCAGCCGTCGTCAAGGAGGCCGCGTAAAATGCCCAATCCGTACATGAACACTGGTGTGCAGGATCAGCGCGACGCCATCACCAAGGCGCTCATGAACATCGCAGCGCCACCGCCGCAGGTGCCGCCGCCGAACATGCCGCAGCCCAACCCGCAGATGCAGCTGCCGCAAATGCCGCCGCCTGGCGCGCCGCCGCAGGGGCGCCCCGCGCCGCTGCCACTGCCCGGTACCATGCCGCTGTCGCCGGGAATGCCGCCCCAGCAACCTGGCATGGGGGGCATGATGGCTGGCGCGCCACCGCCTGGTGCACCGCCACAGATGCCGCCGCAGGGAATGCCGCCCCAGGGCATGCCGCCGCAGAGAATGCCACCCAGGTAGGAACATACGATGAGCAAGCCGGAAGCACCGACGCCTCCCAACCCGATCGAGACTGCACGTGCGTCGACGTCGACTAACGTCGCGACCGGCGTTGCCAACGCGTTCCTGAACAACGTCAACCAGGTCACGCCGCAGGGATCGCTGAGCTACAACCCGACCGGCAGCTACAACTGGGCCGATCCGGTCACCGGCACCAATTACAACATTCCGACCTTCACTGCGACGCAGACGCTATCGCCGCAACAGCAGGCGATCCAAGGTCAGAACGAGGCCGCGCAATATAACCTGGCCGGCATGGCCAACTCGCAGTCGGGGCGAATATCGAGACTGCTCGGCCAGGAGATGAACACCAGCGGGCTGCCGCAGGCGGGTAACCCCAACGCCATCAAAGGCCTTGGCCAGGCGCAGACCTCATTCGACACCGGCGGTCCACTCAACACTTCGTTCGACGCTGGCGGCCCCATCAAGTCGAGCTACGCGCCGGAGGGTAATTACAGCACCGATCGGCAACGCGTCGAAGACAGCCTGATGCAGCGCATGAACCCGCAGCTCGCGCTTGAGCGCCAGGGCGTCGAGCAGCGGCTAGCTGATCAAGGCATCCGCTACGGCTCGCAGGCCTACACCTCGGCGATGGACGACTATAACCGACAGGCCAATGACGCACGCTTCGCTGCGGTCGGTCAGGCTGGGGCTGAACAGGCGCGCATGAACGCGATGGCAGGCCAGGAGGCCGCATTCCAAAACCAGGCGCAGGAGCAGCAGTACAATCAGAACCAGGGCCAGGCCGCGTTTGGCAACCAGGC